AACGGATTGCGCGGGTTCGGCAGCCGTACATGCAGCACATCGCGCGCCGGCACCTGTTGCAACGCCTGCCGATCGTCGGCAAACAAGCGCTCGACAATCGCATTGCCGGCGAGCTGGTAGTAGATCGCCCCATCGGCGTCGACACTCACCGAGCACTCGCGCGGGGTCATCAGGTGAATTTCGGATATCTCGAAACGGTTGTTGCGGATCGCCAGCCCGAAGGCAGCACCCTCGCCATAGAGGCAGTCGGTCAGATAGAGGAAGAAATCGGACGGCGACTGATAGGCGTTCGGTCGCTTCAGTATCCGCGACAGCGCCGATGTCGTCACCCGCTCCCGGCCGCCCTTGCCGTCCGATTGCCAGTGCGTGCCGGCGCACATGCTGATGGTCTGGGCGTAAGCTTGGCGGCAGGCGTAGACGACAGCCGAGCCACTCGGGCGCAGCGGGTCGTAGCCGAGCTGCCACCAGTTAATCGGCCAGTTCTTCGGGATGCCGCTACTGCCGACGGTCAGCGGAAACCCCGACGGCCCGAACTGCTTGGCCCGCGGGCGGAAGACGCTGGCGAGCGCCCCCGCAGCCCGCGCGACCAGTTGCGCCATGCTATCGCGCCCGGCTGCTGCCGCCGGTCATCCGGGAGGCGCCGCCATTGCCGGCAACCTGCACCGCATTCGACGGCGGCGCCTCGGTGCTGCCGGCGGCGTTGGTTGCCGTCACGACACAGGTGATCGACTTGCCGGCATCATCCGCGGCGACGACGTAGGTATTGCCGCTCGCGCCGCTGATGGCGGTGCCGTCGCTTTTCCAATCGTAGGCATACCCGGTCGGCTCGCCTTGCCAGTTGCCCATCGTGCAAGTCAGCGTTTCGCCGACGGCGCCGTTGCCGCTGAGATTAGGCACATTGACATTGCTCGGTGCAGCACCACCGGCGGGCGCGCCGCCCGTGCCACCTTGCGGTAGCGGCGGGCGGTTGCTCGGTGCCGGTTGGGCCTTCTCCAAGAGCGCCTGTTGTGCCGCCAGGGACGGCATTTCAGGATTGTCGGGGTTTGCCTTGTCGTCGGGATGCATCAGCCCGAGCCGCAGGAGATCGTTCTCCTCCTGTGTCGGCGTCGGTTGCGACTGCTCGGTCACCTTCAGTTGCTGTGCCGTCAGCGCCGCTCGCGCCTGCTGGTCGGCGCGATACTGTTCTTCCGTGACTGCCATCGGATTGCTCCTTTGTGGTGAGCCGGGACAGGAACTCCCTGCCCGGCTTCCACCATCCGTAACGTCTGCGAAGCGTTATCAAGTCACCACGTCACGCTCTGGGTCCAAGCGATGACGCCGGTGCGCAACATTGCCCAGTTCATCGGCAGAATCATCCGGAGCGCCAGACTGTCCGTCTGGAACATCGAGCGCACCGGGGTCGCCGCCACCGCGGAGCCCTGCGCGCCCGTGGTGATTTGCAGCGGGGTCGTGTCCTCGAAGTGCAACGTCGCTTGGTTAGAGACGTCGAACCGCGGATCGTCGCCCGTCACCGACATGAAGTCGGCGGCGTCGAGCAGGATCACCATCCCAACCGGAACGGTGCTCGACACGATCACCGGATATCCCACCAGCCGGTTCGCGTTCATCTCGCCCTGGAACGGAAACGCAACCGCGCCGGCAGCGCCCTGCGTCAACCCGATCGAGTTTTTCTGCACCGGGTTCATGATCCACACCGGGCTGCGCAGGCTGTTCGCCCCGGCGAGCACCGCGGTCAGTGCCTTGACGTCGCCGACCAACGCCGCAATCCCACCGCCCGCGGTTGCCGTAGTGGCGCTGACGCCAGCCCGCAAGCCCGAGGGGCGGATAGCGGTGAACGACGTGGCGTCGATCACCACCGTATCCACCGCAACCTGCGTATCGTCCTGGATTAGCTTGCGCAGGATGCCCTCGATCTCCGGGTTCGAGTGCTCGGCGATCTCGCGCGTGTACGAGACAATCACCGCCATCTTTTTGAGGCCGAGGGTGATCGGCACAAACGCGGCCTGCCGCACCGGGATCGGCGCACCTTCCGCGACGAAACTCCCGGCTACCGTTGGCGTCGCCGCGCGCGTCGGCATGGTGATCTGGGCAAACCGGCCGAGCGTCTGCCGGAAACCCATCGCCGACAGCGGACCGTAAATGCCGCCCGGCATCAGGCTTTCGACGTAGTCCCCGTATTGCGTCGTGGCGAGCTCGGCTGCCCAGCCAGTAGTGCCCGTCGTCGCGGGCGCGGTGGCGGCGCGCGTGTACCACTCGTGCGTGCCCTTGATCTGCTCCCAATCGCCATAGCTGCCGTAACGCTCGGCCATCACCTGATCGAGCGGCTTATTTGTGACGTGCGCCAAGGTCACGCCGACGCAGTGCCGGATGAACAGATAGCCGGGCTTCTCCTCCTTCTTCGGGATGGCCCACGCCTTCGGCCGGTCCATCGTCACCGGCACGTTGCTGCTAGGAGGCAGGATCGTGGTGCGCGAGGCTGGCACGGTGATCGGCTGGCTCTCGCTGCCGAGCGCTTTCTCGACCCGCTCCCAGGTCGCGATCTTCTGCTGCACCTCCTCGATTTTTACGGTGAGGTCGGTGAGGCGGCTGAGGTCGTTGTCGGGATCGACGCCGCCGATCTGGTCGCGCAGCGCCACGAGCTCCTGCTGCGCGCTTTCAATTCGTTCGCTGATGTCCATGTCTCTAAACTTTCGGGATAGGTCACCTCGCTTGGCATGCACGCCATGAAACCCGCCCGACGCGGCCCGATCTTCATTGGCATGCACGCCAAAGATCAGGCTTTGCCCTTGCGGGGAGATCCCGAGCGATTTCGCAATCGCCAAGGCATTCGCATTCGCCGGCACCGACACAAGGCTGCACTCGACGAGCTCTTGTTCGATGAACCGGATGCCGCCCGTCTTCAGCGGCTCGAAATTGTCGGAGTGAAATCCCACGCTGACCGCACGCAGCACGCCCGCGTTCACCGCGGTCTGAATTTGCCGCTGCAGATCGGTTTCCGCCGGCATCAGCTCTAGGCGCCCGGTCAACTGTCCGTTGCGCACCGCAACATCGTGCCACTTGCCGATAGGCATGCGCGGGTCGTGCGAGAACAGCGCAATCGGGTTTTTGTGGAAGGCGTCGAGCTGCCACCCGCCCGGTTCCAGCACGTCGCCCATCCGGTCCACCGAGCCGTCGCTCATCACGAACTCGAGCGGATCGCCCGCGGGCGGCGGCGCCGCCGACTGCTTTTGTCGGAGTTGCATGCAGCGTGTCCTTCGAGCGCGGCCGATGCCGTGCCCGCTGAGTGCGGTGTTTCGAGATGCCGGCTAGGGTAGCCGCCGGCCGGCGTTCAGCGCGCCCAGCGCGCTAATATTGCGCCCAATAGAAGACGCTCGTGACCGGCCCGGTGCCCCATGTCTGCAAACACATCGCCTCGGCCGGCCCGGTCTTCTCGCCAGCATAGGGAATGCGGTTCACGATACCCTGCGGCGGGATCAGCATTCGCGGGATGACGATCTGCGTGTTGGTCTGGCAATCTCGCCCGGTGCCGCTGGTGAGCTCGAACTCCAAATCCTGGCCGCCGAGCCCGCGCATAATCATGTAGCCGCAGATATACACCCGCTTGCCCGCAAGCGCGGCCACCCGCTCGGTGCGTACTGTCGGCCCGTTGGTTTGTGCCGTGCGTGTCTGGTCGCAAACCTTTTGCGCGTATGCGGCGGACGGCAACAACAGCAGCAAAGCTGCCAGGGCAATAAGTCTGTTCATGCGATCAGGGTCTCGATGTTCATGGGCGCGATCGCCGCCGGGTTCAGCGACATGCGGTCGACGGCGTTGATCAGCGCCGCCCAGGGGTCGATCTTGGCGTCGCCGGCATTCTGCTTGGTGGCGCGGATCGCGGTCGCGGTCGGCTCGATCTTCACGTTGCCGACGCACCAATCCATCAGCGACGAGGGCGCGTGCACCAGGGCACCGCTAACGAGCCGCCGCTCCGCTGTCTTGATCGCGCCCATCAGCCGGTAGCCCTGCCCGACGCCGATCAGCATGCCGTTCTCCAGCGTCACGTCGATTGCCGCCAACTCGTCGACCAACTCGCCGATACCGGCCGGATCAACCGCGACGCAGGCCAGCAATCCGCGGTCCTTGATCGCCTCGATGTGCGCCACGATTGCCGAGAGATCGGCGAGTTCGTCGTCGACGATGGTGAGCTCGCCAGCGTCGGCGAAATCCTGCAGCACCGCGGCGATCGACATCCGCCGGTCGAGCACGCCTTCGTGGCACCAGGCATGCGACCACGACAGCCAGCGATGCACCCGCCGGACCTCGCCCTCGCCCTCGTCGACGTCGCTTTCCTGGCGCTCGCGGCCGAGCACCGTCAGCCCGAACAGATCGTCGAGCCCGCCGCCGTCGACCCCGACCACCACCACCTCGCAGCGATCGAGCAGCCGGTCGAGCGAGAGCCCCGGCTCGACGCGGCCTGCCCAGTAATCGGCGCCGGCCCAGCGGTCCGAGCGCAGCGCCAGCCCGACCTCGACGTTGAGGTGCTGCGACGCCCACCGCCGCAGCTCGGCGTTGCCCTTCAGCTTCGCGGTGGCGAACTCATCCTCGAGCCGCGCCAGCGTTACCGAGCGCCCGAGGTTCGGCATCACCATCGGCCAGTTGACCGGATCGGACCAACCGCTGCCGGTCATGATGTCGCGCGGGAACTCGTAGAGGATCGGCAGCATCGCGCCCGCCGCCCGCCCGTCGCGAATGTCCCGCGCCATCTGTAGTTCAGCCAGAAAGGCGCCCTCCGGTCGCTCGTCCGATTGCGTCGTGATGAACACCAGGAACGACTCCGGGATCGGCAGCATGCCGCCGCGGATCTGGCCAATCACCCGCGCCGCCCGCGCGCTCTTCGATATCTCGTGCAATTCGTCGAGCAGCACACCCGCCGGCTTCACCCCGGTCAGCACCTTCGCATCGAATGTCTTGATCAGCAGTTGCGCCTTGGTGCGTCGGTCGGTGATCGTCTTTAGGTGCTCCTGCACGAACATGCGCTTTTGCAGGAACCCGTCCGGATCGGCCTCGATCATGCCGGCGGCCTGGTCGAACGCCAGGTCGGCGGTGATCTTGGTCGGCCCGATCAGCAGAAACTCGGCCCGCGGCCGCCGGTTCATCAGCAGCGCCGTCACCATCAGCGCCGCGCCATAGGTGGTCTTCGACTGCTTCTTCGGCGTCAGGCAGAAGACCT